GCTTGACCAAGCATCTTGTAATCGTGTACTATTCTTTTTATCTGTCTTTTATTAAAGAGCTTCTTCATCTCTAAATACTCCTGTGGCTTCTCCATTCTGTCAAGAGCCTCTAAACCTCTACCATAAATCATATCAATGATTCCATTGATACATCTAGAATTAGTTGGTGAACCTAGATATTTATCTATAAGATTCTGAAAGTATTCGTTGTCCTCTCCGTAGCATACCCAATCCCTGTTGTATTCTTCTTTTACAACTGGTGTCTGGTAAGCTGATAAATTAACTACTCTAATATGTTTATTGTCTTCCATTATATTAATGTATATTCATTTTTTAAGCGATATAATCTGATGGATTAATCCATTGTCTATCTGATATAAGCCCAGTAACATTGTCAAACTCTATTAAAAGCCAAGATTGTTCTTGGAATTCTTCATTTTCTTGACGTTTATTAGCAAAAGCAGTAAAACCGTACCTTGCATATTGGTTTTCATCAGCCTCATATAAAATATCTCCATTATTAGAAACAATAGTTTTGTGAAAAACGTCAACTATGTTTAAAGGTGCTCTTGAAATATAAATCTTATCCCCAACAGCCCCTATAGTGCCATTAACCATATCGAAGGCTCTTCTATAGTCTCCTCTATAATAACCAATTTTACTTATTCCAAATCTAGAAGAAGTATATTCACCAAATGAAGTAGAGTCTGACTCAACAAACACTGCACCTTCTAATGCGAGTTGACCTTCTAGCCAAGTCCTGTAATCACTTAACCTAGAACCTGCACTAGTAAATGCAACAGTTGATTGTATACGAACTCCGTACATTTCTACCATCCTAACATAGTCTACAGAGTCTACTGCCTCAACATGAGTTACAATTCCGTCTGTACACCTTACTAAAACCCATACATTTGATGCGTTTTTAGATATAAAATGATATCTGTCTAAGTCGTTTACATCTGCGTAAGAATCTACATAATTATCTGTAATAGAAGTTCCCTGTGCATCTGAGTAAATGCTCATTCCAACAGTCCAATCAGATATAGAATCTTCTTTATAAACTTGAGTTGAAATTGTTAAAGAAGAATTATCTATACCATTTTCTTGTCTTGATTGCAAGTATGATATGGTTTCACTAAATCTTTCGTCTCTACCATTTCTAAAATGGTAGTATTTACCATTTCTATTTATTGCAGGAAATTCTGCCTCTAAAGTATTTACAAGATTAGGATTTCTTCCATCTATAGCATCTGGATGGTATCCGTATGTATTACCTGTGTTTGTATTGAATGTATATTCAAAAACATCAACAGCTTCTAAGCTAGAAGGTGTGTCGTTAAAAACCCCGTATTCTGCTGAACGAACTTTAAAATCTCCAAAAGTCTCTTCTAAGGACTGATGTAAAATATGATTAGACCTCAAGTTAATTTGACCTCTACCATTATTATTTGAATCATAATCAACAGAGTATTCATTTGTGTTTGTTAAAAATGTAGAGTCATAGTTAAAAATAGTCTGATTATCTCCAACATTAATATAAGTTACATTTGTTGAAGTAGGTGTTGTTGTTTCTGAATCACCACTTCCATCACTTCCATCACTTCCGTCACTTCCACCACTTCCACCATTTTCGTAAATATCCACGACAGAGCTTTGTGAAGCGTTGTATTCACTTCCATAAAGAATATAAGTATCTAAAGAAGACGCCTGAACGTAATCCCCAGATGCCCCTATTGTTTCATTAAATCTAACTATATCTCTATAAATGGGAATATTTGATGAGTCAAAAAACAATACAGATAAGGTGGTATATTCATCTATAGACTCTATAAAACTTATGTCTTCGCCACTTATTGTTATTGTTGCAGTCTCGTTTTGAGTAAAAGTAAACCCACTAAACAGCTCAAGAGCCACTTTTGTCTCTTGATTTATAACACAGCATTTAGTAGCTATGGATTCTCTCCCAGTTACTTTAAGTGTTATTGTAGGTAGATTACTTATATCTGCTATTGTCATAGTATTATAACAATAAACAGTGGTTTTCATTTTATTTATAAAAAAAGGGGCTTATGTAAACATAGCCCCCTTAATATCAAAGTAATTAGTTATTACGGATTGATAACTGTTGTGTTAACATCAATGTCAAGTCCAGCTCCTACTATTGCAGATGATACAAAGTAAGCAGGTTCTTTTTCTTTTCCTTCAAAAGAGATATTGTATCCGTTAAGGTCTCCCATTGCACCGCCAGTAGCAGTAGAAACAGACACCTCTAATCCATTCTGAAGTCCAGCTAATCTAAATCCTCCATTGTAATCTTCTATTAGGATGTGTGGTCTTCCGTAAGAAAGTAATTTAAGAGCTTTTTGAGTAGCAGCATCTTGTTTCTTTAATACGATAGCTCCAGTTTGTGTCCAAAAAGAAGTTCCGTTGTCTCTTGAGTTCTCGTTAGTTTCCTCAAAAGTATTGTTGTCACCTCTAAGTTCAAACTTGTAAACAACTAAGTCAGTTGTTAGTGAGGTTATTTGCTCGTCAGCATCTAAGTTAGATGTTGCATCAGCGTAAAGTCCTTCAACGTAGTTTCCGATGTAGATGTTTCTTAATCCACCAACACTTTCCTTACACGCTTCCGTTCTTCCAGTTGCTATATCACAAGGCATATTTTTATATTTTTATAGTTAAACAAAAAAAGGGATGGGATAGAAACCCATCCCCTTTATATTAAATTAAACAGTTATTAAGCTGTATAGTATACAATCTCAGCTCCAAATCCGTACTGAATTCCTCCAGTGAAACGAGCAATTACACGAACATTTTGAGAACCATCAAGGTCAGCCATGTCTAGTACTTTTACTTGATTTAAATCAGATAAAACGCCCGTACCAAAATATAAGTTGGAAGACTGAGCAGCTACCATTTTGTTATCAGCAAGTCCACTAGCCATAAAGATAGATACACCATCGAAAGATAAGGCTCCGTTGTCATACCATTGTGTTCCTTTGTTGTCAGAACCAGCAGCTCCTAATCCAGCAGCTCCAAATCCTCCTAATGCACGAACATAAGCCTTCATTACGTTTTTAGAAACATATAATTTAAGGTCTTCTTTTCCGTAGATTGCAGAAGGTATAGCATCAACTACTTTTCCCATTTCAGCAATTACGTTACTAGCATCGATTGCTGTTCCAGCTACATCGATAACATCGCCATCAGCAGCAAATAAAGTAGTGAATCCATCAAACTGTCCAGCAGTTGCATTAGTTCCACTCCAGATAGTAGTTTCCATTTCTTCAGCTACTTTAGAAGCAACGTGAGCTACTAAGAAATCAGCGAAAGATGGAGGTAAGCTATCAAAAGCTGAATACCCCATAGAGATTGCATCCCAGTCAGAACGGAAATCGTCTTTACATAGTTGTAGGTTTACCTGAAAAGTCTCAGGTGTTAAAATTCTTTCAGCAAGAGTTACTGAAGAACTGTCTGTGAAATCACAAGTGTCATCAGCAATTAATGTTCCTGTAGCCAATGATTTGATTACAGCTTTGAATTTTACATTTGGTTTAACGCTTACACCACCATTTTCGATAGTGTTAGCAGATAGTAATGCAGCAGAGATAAAACCTTGTAATTTCTCACCAGCATAAGTTGTAGTAATAGATGTTGTTGTTGCCATTTTTATTAAATAATTATTTATTAAACATTTTTGCGAATACTCTGTCTTTAGTTGTCATAGCTCTGTTACCACCGATAACAAACTTAGACTTACTTTCAATACCAGCTTCAGGTGAATGAGAGATTTCCTCTACAGGCTCTTCTGCACTCAATTCAGCAGGTACTTCTTTGTTGTACTCTTCTTCTTTTTTCATAAGACCTTCGATGACACCCATAAATTCTTTCTTGAGGTCTTCTAAGTCTTGTTTAGATGCGTATTCCATAACAGGGGCTTCACCCTCTACTACTTCTTCCACAACTTCGTCTTCTTCAGCTAATTCAGTAGTTTCTTCTACTACTTCTTCAACCACTTCTT